CTCTTCTCCATCTCATTCTTCTCCCAACTCCAACAATCTAACATCACACCACACATTCCCCCCCTACTCCACCCAACATCACTCTCAACCACACCATCACTCCTCTCCATCAACTCCCTTTTCCTCTTTCCATCCCACACCCTCACTTTCTCACACACACCTTCCACATCCCACCCAAATCTTTTCTTCATCCACTTCACCATCCTCTTCTTCCTCACACTCTCAATTTCACACCTCATCAAACTCTTCCTCTCTTTCAACTCATCACTCTCAATCATCTTCCCCCCTCTCAACACAACTCCATCCAACCCCCTCCTCGCAATTTCTTCTCTCCCCCTCCAAGTCAACTCACCTCCACCCAACACCTCCACAACATCCTCCACCACACCTTTCTTCCCACCCACCTGCTTCACCACACTCCTCACACAACCTCTCCCCACCTTCACCCCTTTTCTCCACCTCTTCCCCAATCTCACACCACAAAATCCCTCCACACTCACACCACTCATCCTCATCCTCCTCATCCAACCACCACCATCTTGCCCCTCACACAACCACACATCCTTCAACAACACCTTCCTCAATCTCCTCATCTTCTTCCTCTTTCCTCTCCCCTCACCCTCCTTCACCCCACCACGCAACCATCTATCCCTATCAACCCACTTCAACCCTCCCCACACATCACTACGCACCAACCCACTCACCACCTCACTCTCCACCCTTGACCACACTCCATCATCACTCAGCTTCCACCACTCTTCACAAAACACCCCACCCTTCTTCCCAACGAAACTCTTCCCAACATTCACCTTCAACCCAACCACACCACATCTTCTCACATATTCATCATACTCCTCACGACTCCACCAACTCATCATATCATCACCCATCATCACCCCATCCACACTCATCTCACTCCCCTCATCACCACTCAAATCACCACACACACCATTCAAAACACTCAAACACACAAAACTCAACACAAATCCCATCGCAAACCCCACATCCTCCTTCATCCACCCCTCACCAACCTTCACATACCTCTCCTTCATACACCTCACCTCTCTCTTCTCATCCTCATCCACCAGCGACTCCTCAACACAACTCAAAAACCAACTCACCCATTCCTTCTTCAACCAATCCGTCGCTGCCTTCATATCAACACTCACCACACGCC